AAGATGCAAAAGATTTTCAGAATAAGTACGGAGTTGAAGTCGTAAGTTAAATAAATAGATGCATGGGAGACATAATACAGTTTAAGACAAAAGAAAGAATCGAGCCTGAAGAAAGAGTCATTGGGCATCGTATATCTTTCTACACCGAAGAAGAGCTAGACATTACGCTTATAGCGTTAAATGTTTATGGCTTTGAAGAAGTCAGATTCTCACGCACGAATCTGAAAGACCTTGACCCACTTTATATAAAAAGATGTTTGATTAAGATGAGAGGTTCTAGTCTTATTTCGACACTAGGATTTAGAGTGATAAATAATATTATAGCCAACATTGAAGAAGTAACGGAGAATGATTATGCCGATGAAGTTTAAACCATCCACATACAAGCGAGTAGGCGGCATCAAGCGTGGCACACACTCGTACATGTCAGGAGCATCTACTGAAGCACTTAAAGAAGCTGCTCATGCGACTCTAACAACGCCTAAGATGCGAGACAAGATCATGAAGGAGCTTGTCAGGAGAGGCGTGATTTAATGCCTACGTACAACTTTGAGAACACCGAGACCGGTGAAATTACACAAGAGATTATGAAAATTTCTGAACGTGATGAGTATCTAGAAAATAATCCACATCTCAAAAGCGTCATGTTGTCGGCACCAGGAACTGTAAAGGCAACTGGTGACCGAACTAAACCACCTGGTGGTTTTAAAGAAGTTCTGTCAAAAATCTCAGAAGCAAATCCAACTAGTGCGTTGGCTGGTGATTATGGTCACAAAGATCATAAGTCAGTCACAACTAGAAACATCGTCCAAAAACACAGAGAAAAAGCAGGAGGTAGTATTTCAGAGTAAGTTTTATATTATGGTTCTTTAACTTTAACCCAACATAGGATATTTCTATGCCAAAGAAGAATCTTCAGTTAGTACAAAACGAAAAAAATGAAAGACGCCCATCTAATAGTCTCAAGATTACTCTTGACGACATGATTACGATCTCAGCAAAGACGGAAAATCAAGGCCAGTTTATGTCTCAATACAGACACAAACCGGCCTTTTTATTGCACGGCTGTGCTGGAACGGGAAAAACTTTCATTGCCTTATATCGTGCGCTTGAAGAAGTACTAGACAAGCAGAACGGTTATGGTAAAGTAGTTATTGTACGATCAGCAGTACCAAGTAGAGACATTGGACACTTACCAGGAAACGAAGAGGAGAAGACAGAAGTTTACAGTGCGCCTTATCAATCTATGTGTCAGGAATTTTTTCCCACAAAAGATAAGCCTTATCAAAGATTAGTAGAACAAAAGCACTTAGAGTTTATGTGTACATCTTATGTAAGAGGCATTACATTAGACCATGCTATTGTTATCGTTGATGAGTGTCAGAACTTGAACGATATGGAACTCAATAGTATCATGACGAGAGTAGGCATTAATACAAAGATCATTTTTTGCGGAGACTTCCGGCAAACAGACTTGTCTAAACGCTACGATATGTCAGGCATGCGTCAATTTATGATTACCACCGAAGCTATGCCATCATTCTGCTCCGTCGAGTTTGGGACAGACTATATTGTCCGATCCGAGCTAGTTAAAGAGTATATATTAGCCAGAATGCAGTATGAGGACGACTATGGCGTAAGTGCTTGATTTAATTGAAGTAATTATTTTTCAATTATTTTAGAGTTCCTAAGGAAATCAAGTACTTAGGAACTCTTTTTTTGCTTGACATTTAGGCTAATAGGTGCTATAATGTAAGCATAAACTGAAAAAAGGAACTAAATTATGAACGATTCAATCCAAACTCTAATCACTAAAATCAACGAAGACTGGGATCGCTGGACGAAAAGCGCAGATATCACCAACGTCCCTAAGTCGGAGATTCTAGTCCAAGAAGGCTCTAAGTACATCAAAATCGTCCGAAGTGATTCTCAGGATATGGTTTGGGGGTTTATTGTCAAGACTGATACGGACAAGAAATTCCGTAAAGGTGACATTCTCAAGGCTGCCAGCTGGGCAGCTCCTGCCAGAAACAAGGCTCGTGGCAATATCTTAGAAGGTGACTTCTCATGGGTTCGTTGGACTGGCCCAGAATATCTAAGATAATGCTTGACATTTCATCTGGTCGGTGTTATAATGTAAGCATAGAATGTAAAAACAGTTGTGAGGACTGAATATGTGGAATCTAGAAGGCATGCAAATCGAAGGCACTTATCTTGATGGCACGGTAGAGGTTAGTGGTCGTGTTACCCATAGCCGTGTCGCTTACGGTGGCGGTGTCGAGCACCATGTTAAGATAGACAACGGCTTTTCTGCTGTTGGTGGTCGAGTTCGCCGTGAAGCAGGCGAAGTAATCATTGTTGAGCATAAGTATATTACAGGAGTGGGTGATTAATGTTAATATTAAGTAACGGATCAGTCCAGCAGTTTTTTTCTTGTTATCAGGAAATCGTTGACTTTATTGGCAACGATGAATTCAATGCCGTACTCGGTGGTGACCATTCGCAGTATAGCATTTCATTTTTACCAATCACATAAATCATTGCACCCTTAGCTCAGTTGGATAGAGCAACGGCCTTCTAAGCCGTGGGTCAGTGGTTCGAATCCACTAGGGTGTACCAAATTGTTATATATAATATGTCTCGTAATGACAATAAACTTGTACTGGTCGGGACAGCGAAGAGTTCTGTTTCTCTTTTAAAATAAACAAGCAGATGGTGCCCAGAAGTAATTTTTAGGATGATAATGTTTAGTAAAGTAGAAGTTGAAATTGAAGAAGCAGTAGCAAAGTCTACGCCTAATGGCAGAATGTACGAAACTCCTGATGGTGCTTCGTATCCTTCGGTCACTACTATCATGTCTTATATGTCTCAAGACAGCATTAAGGCATGGCGAGAAAGAGTAGGCGAAGAAGAAGCTAATAAGATTAGCAACCAAGCTGCTACTCGTGGAACAAAGATTCACGATTTGTGTGAGCAGATACTTCTTAATAACGAGGTGTCGTATGACAAACTCAGTTTGCTTGACAAAGAGATGTTCTTTAAGTTTCGTCCTGTATTAGATAGAATTGATAACATACATGCGCTTGAAACGGCATTGTATAGCCATCACTTACGACTAGCAGGACGAGTAGACTGTATTGCTGAATTTGATGGCAAACTGTCTGTGATAGACTTCAAGACTTCTAAGAAGCCTAAGCGCAAGGAGTGGATTGACAATTACTTCATGCAATGTACTGCTTACGCTATTATGTTCGAAGAGAGAACAGGTATTCCGATTCCTACAATCGCTGTTCTTATCTGTGTTGAAGGCGATGAGCCTCAAGTGTTCATCGAAAAGCGTGATAATTACGCCGAAAAGTTATTAAATTTAAGGCTTGACTACGAACGTAGTATTAAGCTATAATATAAATAATGAATATTTAGGAGAAACACATGAGAACATTACTTTTTATAGCAGCATTAGTACCATCAATCGCCTTTGCTCAGATTGAGATAGTGTCAAAGCGACCTTACTATGTTATGGTAACTCGTCAGGAGTGTGAGACCCGAGAAGTATATGTCGAAAACACAACAGGCGCATCTATAGTAGGCGGTGTTATCGGAGCAGCTATTGGTAACGAGATTGGTGGCGGTTCTGGCAAAAAGATTGCTACTGTAGTCGGAGCGATTACTGGCGCTAACGTGGGCAGAACACGAGCACAAAACAACGGCAGAATTGAATACAGAAACATTTGCCGTGATGTGCAAGTACAAGAACAACGTGGCGAATACGTCACTATGCGATACAATGGCAAGTTGTTCACTCAATTATTTGATTTTTAGAATTCGTTGAAGTAAGAGATAGGAAGTTTGGACAGGGGTGCAACTCCCCTCGCCTCCACCAATAAAACATATGGGGGCGTTTTAGATTCGACAGACGACTGAAAGCTTATGGAGAATAGGTGCGGAAGCTACCTTAAATGCAACAAAACTATAAATGCCAACGATGAAGCATTTGCTCTAGCCGCATAGGTTAGATGAGGTATGGGTACCGCCTTATAATCAAATGGGCCCATTTTTGACACACAACACACACAAGGAGATAGATATGTCAAATCCGTATGAACTAAGATTCAACATGCTTATGGAAGCAAAAAACCTACTCGTAGAAGAGTATCATGCTGAAGTGGATCGACTCACAAACAGATACTTTGCGTTAAAAGACGCAGGAGAGACTGTTGAGTATCCTACTTTACCGCAGTATCCTACCTTTGAAGGCATTCAAGATTTATGTAAAGAAATGAATGCCTTTGTAAGCAATTCTGGTGGTAAGCACTAAGTAGTTTAAGGGTATGGGCACCACCCTAACGGGCCTAAACTAAAGGAAGACAATCATGTACATAGTAGAAGATACACTTGCTATGTTAGTCGCAGTAGTTACACTAACAGCAGTAAGTATGTTCGCTTATAATGAAACTGATGAAGTCCCTACAGAAGAAGTACCCGTGGTAGTAGAAGTAGAAAGAAGTCCCTCGTTTTATGAGATAGCACAGCGAGAGACTCATTGTTTAGCAACCAACATATATTTTGAAGCTCGTGGAGAATCGCTTGAAGGTAAGAAGGCAGTAGCTTTTGTTACACTCAATCGAGTTGAAAGCGAGTCATTTCCAAACGACATATGTTCAGTCGTATATCAAGCGCAGTATTCGTCATGGTGGAAAGAGAAAAGAGATCGACTTGTGCCTATTAGAAACAAGTGCCAGTTTAGTTGGTATTGTGACGGCAAGTCTGATTCTATTCGAAACACTAGAGAATATGAAAATCTCTATCGCCTAGCTAGTGAAGTTATTCTTGGCAAACACAAAGACAACACAGGCGGCGCTGAATATTATCATGCAGATCATGTTAAGCCAGATTGGCGATTAGCATTTAACAAAACAACAAAGATAGATTCACACATCTTTTATAGAAAACTTGACATCTAGTCTCAATAGTGTATAATGGTATTATGACTGACGAAATAGAAGCAAAAATTGTAGTAACTGGTGGCTGTGGATTTATCGGTTCGCACCTTGTAGATAGACTATCTGATATTGGATTTCATGTTTATGTCGTTGATGATAAGCGCCAAGGTAAGTATGTCATTGATAGACCTAACGTAGAATACTTTTTTGAAGATGTTTCTACTTGCAAGCTAACGGAGAAGATTACACGGCCATTAGCAATTATGCATTTAGCAAATAGTCCTCGTGTTAGGCGTTCGCTTGAAGAGCCTAGAGACACTATAGATAATAACATAACTACAACAACTGCTGTTGCTGATTGGGCAAGACACTGGCACACATTCTTGTTCTTCGCAACATCTTCAAGTACACAGTATAAAGATTCAGTCAATCCGTATACTTGGAGCAAAGCAGCGTGTGAAGGAATATTGGAATTGTATAAAGAGTTGTATGATCTTAAATACATGAAAATGTTCTTTTACAATGTGTATGGTCCTAGAGAAGCAGACTACGGTCCATACAGTACAGTAATACGAAAGTTTAAGAAAGATTATTTGAAAGGAAATCCTCTTACTATTTTTGGTAATGGAAGTAAAGAGAGAGATTTTACTCATGTAGATGATGTGGTACAAGGCATATTGCAGTTGTTAGTAGACCCTAATCACCACGAAGAAGTACATTTCGGCAAAGGTGATCCTAAGACTATACTATCAATTGCTCAAGCATTTAACACCTCAATCGTTCATAGTTTTGATAAACCGGGCGAAGCGCAAACAACGATTTGCAAAAAGCCTTATATAGAATGTCCTAATGATGTCTTCAGTTACATTGATAACTGGTTGAAGGAGAACACGATTGACAATTAGAGTAGTAAACGAATTTATGGCTAACCCAGAAAAATTAACAGACGTTTTTGTGATAACAAAAAAGTTTAATACTCCCTCTGAGTTTTCTCAGCATATTGAAAGAAGAGCGGTACACACAAATTCTACTTGCATGGATATTCTATTAGAATACTGTGTTAAAAATGATATCGAAATTGAGAGTGTAAACAAACTTCTTAGTTCTAGTTTGAAAGACAAATTAGAAGCTGAGGCTCAAGACTTAAACTTACTCAAGGTGAAGGCAAATAAACTACCTTTTTAATATGGAACCTTTTGACGTTTATAAAGTGTACATGGCACTCAAGTTACACTTTACAACCAAGAGTTACGACATCACCCAAACTAAAGGTGCTGTTCGTGCTAAGAAAGAAACTTTCCTAAAGCGAAAAGATATAATGTCTTTTCGTAAGTTGGCAAGGGACTTTAAGCGATCTGAAATTATCGACATCTTAGTTGCTAACTTTGTTAGTGGTGACAAGTGGGGCGGCATCTTTGATGCTAGTCTACTAGAAACCCATAAAAAGTGGTTGACAAACAAGAAAAGAATGTTGTATAATTTCAATACAGACTTAGATAATATTCTATTTCGAATGGAAAAAGATGGAATCAAGTCTGCGATATTTGAAGGAGGTCATCCTCTAATTTTTAGAATGATTATGGGACATGATATCAACTTGGAAACAGTAGTTATGTTAGAAAAGTTGCGTCCCTTTGTGAGTAAGTACAGTGATGATTTCGTACTTGAGGATACTTGCCTTCTTGTATCAAAATATAAACCCTTTGTTCGTTTTGACAAAGATAGTATTAATTCACAGTACATGGAGAAATTGATTTCAATTTACGGTGATGAGTAAATCTAATAAGTTTAAACCGCAAGAAAAGCGCATCAAGCGCATCGAAAAACGCCCTGAAAAGAAAATTGACAGGGAACTAAAGAGTATAAATAAGATTGATACATCGAAGTTAGATGATGTATTCGAAAACTTTTATACAAAGTAATATAACGCTATATATCGCAATACAACTATACAACGCATACAAGGAGAAATCATATGTCGTTTAATTCACTATCCGATCTACGCAAGGCCCGTGGCAACTTCGATTCACTTATGAAGGAAGTTGAAAAACTCGATTCACCTCAACAAGGTAACAAAGGTGATGACCGAGAGTGGAAGCCTACAGTAGACCAAGCAGGTAACGGCTACGCTGTTATTCGTTTCCTCCCTGCTCCACAAGGCGAAGACATGCCGTGGGCACAACTTTGGAATCACGGTTTCCAAGGTCCAACTGGTAAGTGGTATATCGAAAACTCACTTACTACACTCAAGCAAACTGACCCTGTATCAGAACTCAACTCAGAGCTTTGGAACAGCGGTGTAGAAGCTAATAAAGAAATTGCTCGTAAGCAGAAGCGCCGTCTCTCATACTACGCTAATATTCTAGTCGTAGAAGATTCAGGCAATCCTTCTAACAACGGTAAAGTCTTCCTTTACAAGTTTGGTAAGAAAATCTTCGACAAGATCAAAGACGCTATGCAGCCTGAGTTCCAAGACGAAGATCCAATGAACCCATTCGACTTCTGGGATGGTGCTAACTTCAAACTAAAGATTCGTCAAGTAGAAGGCTATCGCAACTACGACAAGTCAGAGTTTGCAGCTCCTAGCCCTGTCGCAGCAACAGACGAAGAGATTGAAGCGATCTGGAATAAGCAGCACTCACTTGCTGAAATTATTGCTCCAAGCAACTTCAAGTCTTATGATGAACTCAAGAAGAAGCTAGACTTTGTTCTAGGATCATCTTCACGAGTCGGTACAGCAGAAAGCATCTCTGCAACTACTGGCGACTCATCTGATGATGCCTTTTTGAAGGACGTTACAGCAGCAGTAGAAAGCAGAAAAGAAACTGTAGCGGCTGTTGCTGACGATGAAGACGATACAATGTCTTACTTT